CCAAACTTGATTGCGTTCACAACGCTTGTAGTTGTGGCGTAAGGATCAGAAAGATTGACCCCAGTAATACTGATGTTGTTATTTGTGGTTGTTCCACCAGCAACTGCTGGAATATTGGAAGTGATAGCGCCGCCACCATAAGTTGCGGTTTTGGTTCCACTAGAAGCGGTTGCAGCATAAGCCGATTGAGCCGATTGCAGTGCAGCGGTGGCCGCAGCAACAGCCGCCAGTTGTGCTTTCAGAGCCGTCAACTTCTGCGCAGTTGTTGCGGAGATTTCATCAATGGCCTTTTGATAAGCAAGTTGAGCATCAACCAAAGCCTTCTGTAGAACCTTTTGCGCTTCGGCTAAGCCCTCATTAAGTTTCTTTTGGGCTTCCTCGCGGGCTTTCTGTAATATTGCAGCGGACTCGGCAAGAGAAGCCTCAAGTCGAGCCTTGGCTTCTGCAATTGCGGTCTGTAATTGTGTGGCCGCTTCTAGCATACGAGCATCGCGTTCGACCTTGGCTTCGGTCATAGCGCGTGCGTATTCAGCGTTGGCTTCTGCCAGTGAACTCATTAACTCACGGTCTACCTCTGCCAAAGAGTTCTTGAGATCAATCGCTACCTGATCGTAAGCCTGGCGCAATTCTGCGGTGGCTAGGTTTGCTCCGTTGTTCATGGACTTAGCCAAAGTATCTAAGCCTGTTTCTTGGATGCCTTCGAGATCCATAAAGGTGTTTTGAATTTCAGCCTGTTGTTCAGGGGATGCCTTTTTAAGTTCATCAACCATCTTGAGGCCAACTTCAGGACCTGCTTTTACAACTTGTTCGATAAAGGTTTGTGCGTAGCCTTGACCAGCAAGATAACCCGCAGCCTCTTGTAACTTCTTAGCATCATCTAACTGCTTTTTCATTTGCTCAAGAAGTCCACCCGAAGTCTTACCCTTGAAGGCATCGGTCAGACTGAAACCTGTGCCTGAGGCAAAAGCGCTGCGCAAGCGATCCACGGACTGCTTGATAATTGACTCTTCTTTTTCAGCAGCCTTGACTCGTAAATCCGCAGACTTTGCAGCCGCTGCTTGTTTTAAATCTATAAGTTTTCTTTGAAGTGTCGCCTCAATATCCGCAGTTTTCTTTGCGTAATCTTTTGCGATGTCCACCATGGCTTGGGTGTGAACCTTTTGGGCATCGGCAACAGCCGCATCATAAGTTTTCTGTGCATCGGCTCGGCGCTCGCGATCGGCTTCCTCGGCCTCAGCAATTGCTTCTCCGTAGGCTTTGTGTAGATCAGCAACCTTTTCTTGATACTTTTCATGCGCCTCAATTGATTTCTCAATGAAAGCCGTTTCAATGTCCAGCATCTTTTCGGCGCGTTCCTTGGCTTTATCTGCCGCTTCTTTAGCCGCCGCTTCCACCTTTGGATCAACAACGCCTGGTTTGGTTTTTCCGCCTTTGGTTGCTTTGTCTACTTTCTTGGCATTTTTGTCAGCGGCTGCACCCATGTCGTCTAATTTTGCGGATAAAATTTTGGCTTGATTGGATGCGCCTTTAGCAAAATCGCTAATGCCATCTAAGCCTTTATTCATAATGTCTAGACCAGCCTTAGCATATTTACCAACGCCTGGAAGTTTAGAAAGAACCAAAAGCAGGGAACGCAATGGTCCCGTGACCACTTTCATAATCACTTCAAAGACCTGGCCAACCATAGGAACGATTGCCGCAAAAGCATTGAGAGCAGTCTTAGCCATAGAAATAACGGCTTTTCTAAATGTTTCGTTGCTATTAAATAGTTTTACCATGGCAGCAACAAGCAGACCCACGGCAACAACTATGAGGCCGATTGGGTTCATTTTCTGAACCAGGTTAAGTATTTTCTGTTGGATGATCGCGGCTTTAATGATGACCGTGTAAGCAGCCCACGCAGCGCCCAGCACTCCAACCGTGATGGCGAAGGCTTTAACTTCTGCTTGGTTGTTCTTAAAGAACTCACCAATCTTGGTTAACACAGGGATAAGCAAATCTAATATTTTTAACAACCCTCTAAAGGCTGGCATCAAAGCATCACCAAGGGCAACCTTTGCATCCTCCATTTTGGCTTGCAGGGTTTTCATTGTGTTGGCAGTTCCATCGGCGGTGCGGGCGTAGTCGCCTTGAGCCAAGGCCGTGTCTTTCAAGATCAATGAATAAGCAGCCTGAGATTTAATAGCGACAGGCAAGGTTCCGCTTGTTGTTTTAATTAAGCCCATGCGCAGGGCTTCCTCTTTCAGGCGAACTTCTGAAAGGGCAACACCGAACCGCTTGAGAGGTTCTGTTTCACCTGAAAGACCTGATCGCAAAGCGGTGATGGCTTGATCGATGGATGTGTTGTTAAACGAAGCCATGTCTGCGGCCAACTGAACAAGGCTGGTGGACATCTTTTGCGACTCCGCTTGGCCTAAACCAAATGCCTGGAACAAGTTACCGTAAGTACCAGCGGCTTCTAAAGCAGCCTGGTTGGAGATACCTAAGTTTTGCGCAGCGCTTTTACCAAAGGCTTCAACCTCGGCCGCACCTTCACCAAACACAACTTGAACTTTGGATAAAGACTCGGCCATGTTGCTCGCGGCCATAATGGACTCTTTGGCAAAGGCTGCAACTTGAGATGCGGCAAAAGTAGCACCCATGGCAGCGCCGACCTTTTTCAGGTTGCCCACAAAGTTGCTCATGCCACCGCTGGCCTTTTTTACATTGTCATCTACGCCCTTGATCGCGTTCTGTGCCTGGGCAAGCCCCGCTTTTAACTGAGAAACATCTGCTTGTATCTGAATGAGGATTGGCGGGATTGTTGATGCCATCTATTAACTCCTCAAATACGATGAAAACGCGCCAATGAATGTCCTGCTAAGTTTGCCTGATTGTTTCAGGCTTTCAGCAGCAGGAACAAGGTACGGATATTTTACTCCTGATTTCCATTCAGGAAGCCCCATTTCAACTGCGCGTGCGTAAACCATGGAAGCGCCAACTTCGGCAACATAACTTTGTCCGAAGCCAATCTTTGTTTGCGAGTAAATAGATCGCCGTAAGTTACCAGTCATAACATTGGGACCAGGACCTGTGCCTGGGATGTGGCCCTGGCCTCTTGGGTGAGTTCCTGTGTTAGCGTTCTTTTTGGCTTGGCGTTCAACTTCGGCTGCGGCCATACCGATCGCAAAGCGAGCAGCGTTGTTTACATCGACTTCTGTTTTACCAAGAGCGGCCAAGACTTTAGGCAGGTTTGTGAATTCAAATGTCACTCACGCACCTCGCTTTGCATCTTAGTCACGGTGGCTGCTATTCCCAACAACCAATCAGCGGTTCCTGCGGGTAGATCATCCACTTGCGCGGGTGTCCATCCAAAGCGATCAGCGAACTGAAAGTAGTACCACTCCTCATCGGGGTAATCTAAATCAGGTCGGCGCTCGCCACCCTCAAGCCACCACCTTAAGCGTTCGAGTTGTCGGTACCCGCTTTTGGGTCTTGCTCGTTCTCAGGTGTGTCGCCCAAGGAAGGGAACAGAAACTTCTGCGCATCCTTTGTAGCGTCAACCAAAGCATCGTAATCTTTCATTTCTAACTCATCAAGGTTGTCGATCTTAAGAGCAGGAATCAAAAGGTCTAGAGACCATTCCTCAATCAACATTGCGATCAACGCATCGCCTAATGCCAAAGCACGAGTTAAATCTCCGCCTTCTACATCTGCGGTTTTCAACACACGCTTTCGATCTTTAACGCGTAATGATTTAGGGTCCTTCAAAGTCACAGTTGCGCCTGAAGGTAATGTTAACTTTTCTGACATTTTTGCCTCCTAATTGTTTGCCTTCCTAAATCATAACCTATAGAGAGCAGGTGGGTGGGATGGCGGGAAGGCGGTCGCCATCAACCGATCCCACCTGCTCTTGGACTTAGGCGTAGGTTCCTGATGCTTTCGCGTTCTGTAGAACCCACTTGATTGGTGCAAAACCACCTGTTGATCCAGCGTCAGTTGTGTTGCCTTGGCCGTTTAGATCAATTGAAACCTGAACGAAGTCCTCACCGCGTTCAATAACGGCGGCTGTGTAAGCGCCCTTAGTGATTGTGGCTTGGATTTGAACTGCCGCAGCACCTGCACCGTATGCCCAGTTAAGAACAATGGCTGGCTGGGAGTTGTTAAGGTAACGAGTTAGTTCTGTGTCATCTTCCATGATGAATGTGATCTTGCCTGTGACTTCAAGCGGCCCAAGAAATATGTTGTATGGGTTCTGAGTATTGCTGATGCCATAAACAGGTGTAACAGATCGAGCCATGTCGATGTTGCCTGTCATAGAGTTGGATACCGCAG